CATGCCTTAATCTCCTCACGCTGATTAGGTGTAGCTTTCCAAGAAGAAGCTACTATATAAGTTCCATCTAATATAGTATCTGTATCAATGGCTTTTATTAGATAGCCTTTAAATGGACTATTGACCATTTGCATCACCTCCAGTCTATGAATATTTAGGTCTATATGAGCCTGTCTGCTTATATCGTTTCTCTTCTTCACTCCATACAAGCTCGGCAATAACTTTTCCATTAGGAAGCTGTAAAATTATAGGTTCATGATTAGAACCTCCTCTTGCGTCTAATGCGGCATTAAATGCTTCAATCATTGTTTTAAGTGGGGTTTCTATGTTAGTACCTGAAGACTGGTCACCTAAAACAGCCATAAATTCTTTATTAGGTGGAATTACTGCACCACTAGCAAGATAAGGAATTTTAGTAAATGATGTTTCATCTAAATCAAATCCAAATGTTTCACCACCAATTCCAGGAACCCAGTTAGGTACATCAAAACTTAATTTATTAACGGCTCTTATAACGAAATTAACCCCTGTCTCTATAGCAGTAAGAAGTCCATTAATCAAGCCAATAACAAGATTAAGTGGTGCTTTGATAATGTCTACAATTGTATCCCATATTCCTCCGAATATATCAACAATTCCCTGCCATGCTTGCTCCCAGTCACCAGTAAGAATACCTGTTATGAAATCTATAACACCACCAAATATAGAGAATATGTCAGCTACAACATCCATAATTGGACCTATAATGTTAGATATTACTTCTATTGCAGTTGAAATAGCTGAACCTATTGCTGGTCCGAACATATCAACAAACCAATTGATTATTGGAAGTATAAATTTATTATAAATCAATAATCCAAGTTCGATTAACTTAGCAACAAATCCGCCAAACTTCTCAAGTAATGGAGCAATATGTTCTGTCCATAATTCAGCCAAAGCTGAAATAAGTGTACTCCATATAGGCTTTAAGATTGTATCCCATATATTAAGAATTGTGTCACCAATCTCTTGTATGGCTGTTTTAATACCTTCAAATATCGGCTGTCCATGTTCTTCCCATAGATTAGCCACAATGTCCATTACACCCGTCCACACTGTAGAAAGCAATGTTAAAAAAGGAACAATGCCTTCTGTCCATAATGTGTCAAAAATATTTTTAACTACATTAAAAAGTGTGTTAAATGTGTCAATGGTTTCCGTCTTAAATTGTGTTAGTACTGGAAGACCTACTGTTATGAATTTAGCTAAAATGGGATAGAAATAAGCATCCCAAGAAGTACTTAATACAAGATTAAGAGAATCCCATGTACCATTTATCACATTTCCCACAGTAGTAAGAGCTGTATTTATTAAAGCAGGAAAATCTGTATTTAAGTAATTTATAAAAGGAGGAATTAATGCCTTAATATCCTCAAGTATATTAGAAAAGATTGTTTTAGTATTAGACATATTATTCTTCATATCAGTACCGATATTTTTAAATGTGTCCCCAAAATTAGTTTTTACATAATTGGAAAAACCATCTAATATCTTTTTCATTTTTCCTACTTGAGAATCAAGGAACTTAGTCTTATCCTCATCAACTGTTTCTGTTATATCTAATCCACCTGCACCAGCTCCGCTACCTGCTCCGGATGCGCCAGAGCTTGTATCTTTAGATATTACATTAAGTTTATCATAGCTCCCTAGTAAATCTTTCTGTGCCTTCGTAGCGTCTTCTGTACTACTTGTTACATCATCCATGCTATCCGCAATATCAGCTATTCCTGCCGCACCTGTAGCAGATACTTCTGTATTAATACCTAAAAACTTATTGAAAGCAATTAAAGCAGATGTTATCATAGATAGAAATTGATTTAAAAACTTTATCACTGGTGTTAATACTTGAATAAGTCCTGTGCCTAAAACAGAAAGGAACTCTTTCCATCTTTCAGATAAAATCTTAGTCTGGTTAGCCCAAGAATCTTGAGTTTTAACAAAATCTCCAGCGGCAAGATTAGTCTGTGATAAGAAGTATGCTTGTCGTACTTCCAATTTCTGAGCGGCATTCATATTCTTATATAATGTATCATAACCATTAGCCAAAGCAAATGCCGCCAATTGGTCTTCTGTCATTATAACACCAATTTGCTTCAAAGGTTCCGTCTCACCTGAATATACAGCTCTTCCTATTGTGTTAGCTCTATCTATAGTTAGATTATAGAAGGAAGCTATGTCTGCTACTCTTCCAGTCATTTCAAGTGCTTTGTCTGTGGCTTCATCTAATGACTGACCCATACCTCTTGCCATAGCTGTATAGGTGGAACCTATATTCTTAGCAGTCAGTTTAGATATACCATATGTTTCAATAGCTGTGTCCGCAAAATCTTCCATCTTCTGTGACATAGAACCGAAAGCAGTATCAACAACATTCTGTACTTCCGTCAAGTCTGAAGCTAAATTAACAGATTGTTTACCTAAATCAATTAAAGCTCTTATAGATACAATAGTACCTAACACACCTATTATCTTACCTAAAGCACCTTTAAGACCTGATACAGAGCTAATTGAGCCATTAGTTGATTTAGATATTTTCTGCATCGCATTAGCACCAATTGTTCCAGTTTTTTTAAGACTATTATTTAGTGTTTTTGATTGTTTATCTAAATCTTTATTAGCTTGTGTTGCTTTGTGTGTTGCTTGTGTAGCTTTATTTGTAGCTTTAGTGGCTTTATCCATACCTTGTTCTATCTTAGATGTGACATTTTGTTCTACGTTATCTCCTATACCAGATATACCGATTTTTTTAAACTCAGCATTGATTTTCTTTACTTTTTCAGAGGTGACTAACTGGGTATTAGATAATATAGTATCAATTCTGGAAGAAACTATATTAAGGTCATCATCAGATACATTGATGTTTACATCTGTTTTAGCATTTTTGAGTATTCTATTTACTTCCTCGACTAAACTATTAATATCAGCTTTCGTCTTGGTTTTAGCTTTTTCATCAACTTCTGGCTTTACTTCAGGTTTTATAGGAGGAATTTCTTTTCCTTCTTTTTCAATGGTTTTACCAAGATTATTCAAATCTTTAGTTGCACCAGTCATATCCAAGCCAGTTTCGATTATAACTTTTCCGTCTGCCATTTTACCTCCTTTCTATATTTAAGAAAGCAGTTTTTCTATTGCGGCTTTCTCTTCCTCACTTCTTTGTTTTTTAGTTGTATGTAAATCAATAATATCTTTATATTCTTTATACATTTCCTGTTCGTATTTTTCTAACTTTTTATGTTTAGCTTTCTTGTTTCTTATACTAACAACACTAGCGAACATTCCTTCTCCTATCTCATTAAATAAACCCATAAATGTCCACCAGTGCATATATTTTTCAGCTCTAACTTCTTTACCTGCTACCTTATTGATAGCAGAGAACATCATTTGTTCATCCTGTTCCCAATCGTACAACTGAGGTTTGAATTTATTATCTTGCACAATTTCTTTCCCACAATCCAGGAACCATATGGCTTTATCATATGCTTCCTGAATGTTTTCTGGGGGATTTATATAGATAATCTTAACTGTTATAATTAATTTTTCCCAGTCTGATAATTCTGGGTCATTAAAGGCTGTTATAACAGTAAGACAATCTCGATAATCAGTTCGGATATCATATACTTTTCCAGCTACTGTTAAGCTTGTGGGTAATCGTCCTATCATATTATTTTACCTGATTTACATATTTGTTAATTCTACCTGCACTATTATCCATTTCCTGCTGAAATTCCTGTTTGATAATCGGCATAAAAGCGGATAAAAAACGCTCAACAAAAGTAACTCCATTAATAGTAGACAAAGAACTTTGATGTCCGAATATTATAAGGCTCGTGCCTTCACCAAATAATTTATCAATTTCATCTTTAATTAAATAATCTGTAGATTCAATTATATCTGTTATCTGTTGTTCGGTTTTATTTGTATCATCTATGTTTAACTCATCCATATAATGTAAGATAGTTTCTTTCATTTTTTGTGCTCTACTGAAAAAGCCTATATCCTTAGGGTTAAGAGTAATTTGACCTCTTATGTTGCCGTGTTCATCTTCAATATCATATGTTTTTAAACCTGTTTCAATTTTAATACTTGCCATAATATAAATCCTCCTAAATAAAAAATTAAGGATAAGGATAATTTAATACCCTTATCCTTATGATTAGTCATTAATTAATTCACTAAGTTCAGATGTGTCATCAAAAGAGCTAGTGTTTTGATTTACACTAGCATTAGCTGGGTGTAAATGTTGGTACACCTGCTGTTATAGTAACTGTACCTTCTTTTCTATTACCATCAAATAAAACATCGAACGGAATAGATACACCTGATGTATCACCACCATATGACTGAGGTTTAACAATAACCTCTTCCATCCAAGCTTTATGCGTAGAATCTGCTGTATCTTCTATGATTACCTCAAGTAATCTTGTCTTACACTTATCACCCTTTAGTCTGTTCATAGCAATATCTCTTAGCTTCTCATATATGCTATCGTCTGGATTAGCATAATAAGGGTCAGCTGACATACTTGGTTCATATCCATTATCTTTAACAGTTGTTTCACCTAAGATGTTCTTAGTTGTCTCTGTATCAGGATTAAGCTCCACGCTCATATCCTCAATGTCTTTTCCTATGATGTACCAGCTAGGTGTTTCTTGAGATATGTCAAAAGACGCATCTAAAAAGTGCATAAGAGCTTCTCTTTCTAATTTCATTATTATATACTCCTTTCTTCATTATATGTTATTCTTGTTTGAAATTGATATTTAGCAAGCTGTTGAGTAGAGTCCACTAATAGATTAGGTACATTAGTTAATACTTCTATTTTAAGAATAGTATTATTAGTACCAAAATCTGGATAATTGTCAACACTTAATGTATCAAGCCATTCAGCGAACTTATTAACCTCATCCATAGCTTGCATATTAATATCACTTGTGCCTTGATTATCATATTGAGTAATCATATCAATTCCAAACAATAATTCGTGTTGTTTAGTTCCGTCAATGAACCTCCTAGTTACTCTATTACCTGCTACACTGTTCATAGCTGTTGTTCCTACAATCGTAGGTGTAGCATTAAAGTATAACCAGTTATTACCGAGAGGTATATAGTTATTTCTTAACCAGTCATTTATATTATTATATAAGTTCATATATTGCTACTTCCTTTTTAAGTAATTTGTCACAGCTTTAGCAACAGTCTCTCTAAATGCTGTGTAAGCAGGAACTTCCCAATGGCTTGTAGCCAGTGGATTTTGTTCTTTACTATAATTTAATGGTGTGTCTGTTGGAATCTTAGTTACTCCTGGACGACTCCAGAAACCATAATCAGGGTCATAAAATGCTCCATTTCCTGTGATAGGGTCAACATATAACTTACCTTCCCATTGATAATGTGCATAGGGTGAATTATATGTGACTTGGTAAGGTTCAATAGTGATGTTTTGTGCTAAAGTTCCTTCTCTCATAGGAACATATTTAGCGAAGTATCTAGCCCATTCACTAGCTACAAATTTACCAACTTCATCATCTAAAATCCTGTTAATAGTACCTTTTGGGTCAGTGATAATCGTTGTGACCTTAGTTGTACTCATTATACACCACTCACTTTCAATCTTATAGTAGCTCCATAATGTTGAGCGACTTCTATAATGCTTCGCACTTCACATACTAACGGCTTATAACTATTCTTCAATGTCATTACATTATTAGGTTGTATATCTTCTTCAACTTGTGTCAGGAAAATATAATCGCCTTGTGATAATGTATAGAAGCCGTCTTTATCAGCTAACTTCTTCCATTCAATATATGGCTTATAGTACTTATCAAATGGTATCAAGATTGTAAATACTTCTCCCACACTCACTTGTGTTCCATTTACATCTGTTACACGCTCTTTAGAGTATGTTATATTATGTAATTCTGTCTTATACCATACATCTAATCCAGTCACACTATCTGTTCGATTAAGCCTGTTTGCAATCGTTATAACTTTCGCTTCCATTGTTTCCTCCCTCTGTATAATAACTCGGGATATTCCCATAGATACTCAGCTACAAGGTTACTAACTTGTTTATCTATAACAGATGTACTAGATGATTGTGATGTAGTCGTGTTGGCATAGCCAAAACTCTCAATCCCATTAGAATAACTGGATAAGTTATTAGGTGCGTCTATATCTACCTTTTCCCAAAAGCTCGTTCCAAGTCTGAAACATAACATCTTGACCGCTTGTGGTACTTGGGATAGATTCTTAATTCTACCATTAGTTAAATAGTCAATCTTACTTTCAATCTCGAACTCATTCTTATTGAAAGTGGCTTCGTCCATTGTACCACCCAGCTCTTTATATTCACTATAAGAAAGATACAGAGAACCCACCTCCTAACTACTTAACCGCTTTCTTTCTTGTTCTTGTTGTTTTAGGTGCTTCTTCAACAACATCTTCTGTTTTAGGTGCTTCTTCAATAATAGCCTCCACTGACTCTTTATATTCAACAGCACCATATTTCAGATACTGTTGAATTAAAGATTCATTGTCGGTATTTAAGATTACACCACTAACTAGCTGTAATCTCATATGCTACCTCCTTGATTAGTCATTAGCTGTTACTTTAGTCTTACCAGCTCTTACAACCTTAGAATCTGTTGCTGTAAGCTCAACTACAACAATATCATTGTTTGTTGTGGCTGTGATTTCATCTGTACCATTCCAAGCTGTATATCCTTCTACTGTTGCTCCTAACTTAGGAACATCAACTGATTCTGCTGTCTTATAAGAGTATGTGTTAGTTCCTGTCTTAGCTGGAGAAACTGTAAGAGCTGTCTTACCTTCCTCTGTGCCAGCCTTAGAAATAACAGTCATTGTACCTGTAGCAGAGTAGAAGAGAATTGTTTCTGGTGTGACTGCCTTAGTGCCATAGTAGAAGAATAACTCAATAGCATAAGCTTCAGACATTGGAATCTTCTCAGCTGAATATGCCTTACTTCTTACTGGCTGTGCTACAGAGCCATCAACCTGAACGATGAAGTCACAACCTGCTGGCATATTGATTGTTGAAATAAATCTAACCCCGTGAAATCTGTCAAATGTTTCAGCCGCTGTATCAACATTAGCATTATGAACAACCTCATCAAGGTACTTTCTCATCTTGCTATATACTGCTGGTGTAACTTCTACAGATAACATATTTCTTGGGATACCATCAATATAATCATTTCTGAGGGTTTCAAGTGTTACGATAGCTTCCTCAATAATATCCTGGATTGCTGTTGCTTCTGTAGATGGTGTAAACTGTGTACCACTAGCAACACACTCTGCAAAGAAAGCTCTATCAAGCTCATTAGTCATCTGCATTGCGTGGTTAGCACTTCTTCTTGTAATAAGTCCATCAACACCTAAAAGAGATACATCCTTCTGCTCTACTTCTTCAATAAACTCTCGGTCTGTATCAATAGGAATTGTTACTGGCTTACCTTTTACAAGCTCACCTTTTCCCTTTCCTCTAGCTGTACCATAGGCGTTAGACTTAGCATTAACGAATCTCTTCGCTTCTACTGTTCCGGCTGTTGGGTCTCCAGATAAATCTGTGTTCTTTAACTGTCCTGAGATTGTAGCTTTCTGCACATTCTCAATAACTCCATCGTATGCTTCGGATAAAAGCATCTTACCCTTTGGGTCAAGTAATACTTCAATTGATGTCATTCTTGGCATTTTATAATCTCCTTTCTAAATTACCATATTAATGGTCTTTCTTTAGGTTCATCATCTCTATTAGAAGTAGATTCATCCTTCTTAGTAGACTTAGAACCGAACATAGGAGGCTTAGTGTCTGCTGAAGTATTTTCTACTACAAAAGCACCTGCATCCTGCTCCTTATAAGCACTTACAAAATCGTCAAAGCCTAATATATTGCCATTATCCATAGTAAGATTTTTTGCTAAAGCATCATTTAAAAATGCTTTCTTAGCAGAATTACTTGTGAACTGTAAGCCATTAGTCTTTTCCTTAATGGCAAACTCATAAGCCTGCTTATTAAGTTCCTTCTGATAATCAGCTTGAGCATTGGCATAATTAGTCTTTAGAGTATCAAATTCAGTCTGAAGATTCTTTAATGTTTCTGCATCAGTGCCAGCATCAGCAAGTTTCTGTTTTAAATCTGCAAGGTCAGTATCACGCTGTTTAATATCATTGTCATACTTAACCTGTAAAGCATCTCTCTCACTTTCTGCCTTGGATAACTTACCATTAAGATTATTGACTTCTGCCTGCGTTTTATAATTTTCGTTGAGCATCTTGTCAAACTCTTCTTTCTTATCTTCTGGTACGGCAAGTCCAAAGGACTTCAAGATTTCATAAATGTTCTTCATATCATTGTCTCCTTTAATCTAAAATATTTTTTAATTCCACTTTCTGGAATATGGATTATTTACATTTTGTATTATACACAAAGTTATCAACAATGTAAATAGTTATCAACAAAGTTATTAACAA